TGCCAGCGATCCGAATCTCGCGACCCGTCTGCCGGATGATCGACCCGCTCGAGGCGTTGCTCGAGGGAATGGTCTCGCTCTGATTGTCGATCGAGATCGTGAGATCCGAAAAGCCGATCGCACGCGCTGCCGGCGTGTCGGGGCCCCACGTGAAACCGACGCCCCTCACCGCTGGCGCCGATAAGCTGGACTGATTCCCGTAGTCGAAGGGGTTGGCCGGCCACGACCCGCCCTCATCGTAGGAGCCGAAGACGGCCGCGAGATCGAATTGTGCGGTCGCGACCTCGCCCGGCGTGAAATTGAACGTCAGCCCGGTTGCTTCACAGTCTTGCAGGATGATCCGGCCGCCGTTACTGCTCTCGTTCCCGAAATAGAGCGCTGCCGTGATGAGCTGAGTCGAGGCGGGCGCAAACTCATAGATGGCCCCGACGGCGCCCCCGGTGAGCCCGGCCGCTCGCAGGAGCGCCACGATACCCACGTCTGGGATGAAATCCGATGCCACCGGGGTCGCGGTCGTCGTCTCGCCGTTGCCCTTCATGGGGATCGTCACCGCGAACGACTCGACCGTGCGGGAGACGTAGTTCGCGAAATCGCGCGTGAAAGAGCCCGTCTGTACGGCCTTCTCGGAGATCGCTTTGCCGAGCGAGAACGAGAGCCCGGTCTCGCCGACGCCGGCCCCTGCGGCGCCCAGCACGGCGCCGTCGGTCGCGTTGTCGATCGCGCCGCCGGAGCCCGAGCCCGCGCCGATCGTCGGCATCGTGGTCGGCGTTCCGCGGGTCGTCTGATTCTGAAACGCGCCGCCAAGTAGGAAGGAAATCTCGCCCATGTCTCTATGCCTCCAATGCTAATTCGCATCGTACGGTGAACGTCAGCACCTCGCCGATGAGCTCCGGTTCGCTCTCAAAGCTCACGTCTGGCGTCGGCGTCTCGCGCACGGATGCCATTTGCTGCCACCACGACGCCGAGCCGAATACGCCCATCGCCGCCCGCACCAGATTCTCGAGCGCGTCGATCTGCGCGAGCGTCGAGCCGGCGGCGCGTCGGCTGATTTGGATGTCGACCGTCGCGACCGTCACGGCGAGATTCGAGCCCACGTCGACGACGCTCGCTTCGGCGAGACGCGCGTGATAGTAGAACCCGAGCCGGGGCAGCCGCGTCTCGAGGCGCCGCCCGCTGCCGGCGTCCGCGTAGCCGGCCGAGCTCATGAGCGAGTCGATGTCGCTGAATAGGTCCGCGAGCGTGGCCATCTACTCGACCCTCTGCGTCTGAATCGCGGCGCTCATCACGAGAAACGGGCTGTCGGCCGCATCGCCCCAAGCGGTCGCCGCGACCCATGCGTCGGTCACTTCCGTCGTGAGATATTGATCGGCGAGAATCGCCTCCGCGAAATCCTCCCACTCCTCGATCGCCGTCGCCCTGGTGACGGACCTCGACCACCAGACCGTGACAGCGAACGTCTCGCTCCACTCGACCTGGCCGTGCTCGAGGCGCGCCCCGGCCCCGGTCGTGCGACGCACGGCGGCGTAGCGGGCCGAGCCCTCGACCTTCGGCTGCGTGAGCGAGCCCGTGATGGCGTTCCCGGCCCCGACGATCTCGGTCTCGAGATGCGCGACGATGGCCGCCTCGATGTCGCCCTGGATACTCATGCGCGGGACCTCGCTCGCTCGAGGGCTTTGCGAAAGATTCCGTCGGCCTGCGTGTCGATGACGTGCTGCGCGGCCGGCTCGAGGAACGCACGACGCGGATAGGGGCCGAGCCCGAGCTCGTGAACGGGCGCATAGGCGACCGTGCTGCCCACGACGTAGAGCCGGGGGGCCTGCGAGACATCCGTCGAGATCGAGCCCGAGAGCCGGCCCGAGCGGAACGAGAGGCGTTTCGGGAGCGGCGGCGACCGGAGACCGCGACCGCGAACGATCTCGATCTCTTTCGCGCGCTGCTCGGTCAGGCGAGCCACGGTCTCGAGCGCTTCGTCAGTGACGCTCGCGCGCGTCCCCGGCTCGAGGGCCGAGAGGAATTCGGAGATCCGCCCGAAATCGCGGAGGTTGAGGCGCACGCCGGGGGGCATCACGCCACCCGCATGAATCGTCGCAGCGTGAGCGATGCGAAGGGCAGCTGCCGAAGGGCTTGGACGAAATAGTCGGCGCTGCCGGTGTCGACGTTGGCCTGCGCGGAGAGCCCGAGCCGGGCGGCGCCGGCGCTGCCGATGTTGCTCTGCTTCACCATAAACGCGCAGACCTCCCGCGCCGCGAGCTCGAGGTCGGCGGGGACCGTGCTGGTCGTCGTGTAGGTCACGGCGATGTTTCGCGTTCCGTTCGCCCATGGGATCGTCCCGCCGATCGATTTCCGCCAGAGGAGCCGCTCGCTCTCGAGCTCATAGGCCCCGGAATCGAGCGTGGTCTCTCCCTCGACGACGGCGCCGATGCTCGCCACCGGCTTCTCGAGCACGACGGCACCGGAGACGGGCCCCGAATGCACCTCGCCCGTGATCGTGTCGCCGTCGTAGTCGTGGCCGACGAGCTCGTGAATGAGAGCCGAGACCGCGGCGACGATGCCGGAGATGGCGGTATCGTCGCCGCTGCCCGAGACGCCCGCATAGGCTTTCACGGCTGCGAGCGTCGTCAAATCAGCCATCGTCCGAGACGCGCTCCTCGCTCTGGTCGACGATCTCGCCGCGCATCTCTGCCTCGATCGCTTCGCCTAGCTCGTGCTCGTTAATGAAAGCGAGCACGGTCTCGGGAATCTCTTCGCCGGCCTCCTGCGCCTTCGGGATCATGCGAGCCAGGCGATTGATCGTGCGATCGAACGGCGGGCCGTTGTTCTCGCCGATAATCATATCGAGCTTGAATCCGATTCGGTTTGCCATCGTGTCTCCGAAGCGGCGCGCGCCGCGAGCACGCGCGCCGCTATCTCATGGGGGGGCCTAGAAAACGATCTTTCGCCAGGCGTTGTTCGTCCCGACGACGCTCGTCGGAATGACACGCCCGTCGACCCGCTCGTCGATGACCCACTGTCGGAGCCCGGTCGTCACCGCCCGATCGGAGTCGACCCGGATGCCCGAGCGATTGCCGAATGCGTACCACGCCGGGTCCCCGAAGAGCAGCACGTCATCCGCGAGCGGCACCTCATAGATCGGCTTTCCGAAGAGCACGCCGACGGCCGACCCGTCGAGGTCATTCATCATGCGCGGCGCCTCGAATTGGCTCACGAAGATCGGCCGACCGTTGCCATCGACGACCCGCATCACGTCCGCGAGCGTCGTGCTCGTGGCGAAAAAGCGAGCGTTGCGTCGATACTGCTCCGGCAGCCCGTAGTAGAGCGCCACGACATCGACATAGCCGAGCGTGCCGGTCGTGGTCTCCGCGATGTCGGTGATCGTCGCCGCGTCGAGCCCCTCCGTGATGTCGCCGCCGTTGGCCGTGCTGGTGCAAATCTGCACGTCCTCCTCGGCCCCGATCGCGCCACCAGCGACGACCGTGAGTTGCGAGGCGATGTTGAACGCCGAATCCTCGAGGAAGTTCCGACCGGCCGAGAAGAGCACGCCGATATCCTTCGCGGAGAGCAGAGCCGAATCGGGGTTCGGAGTGTTGTCCACGTAGGAGGCATTTTCCGCCCGGCTGGTCGCGGTCACGGTCGGCAGCACGGGAATGCGCTGCGTCTGGGTGCTCATGGGGAAGGTCGTCACGAGCTGGCGCATTTTCGACGCTTTGTCGCGCTCCATCATGAGCTGGCCGGCCAGGGGCAGGGGCAGGAGCTCCGCACCCGTCCCGGCCGCGAAGCCCGAATCGGCATCGGGCGCGCCCTCGAGGAGCGGCGCACGCGAGAAGCCGAGCTCCTCGAGATAGCGGCCGTTCATCTCTTCGAAGAGCCGGACCCGCTCGCCGATGTTGCGCTGCTCGACCGCCTTGACCCACTGAAACGTGAGGTCATCCATGCGCGGATTGCGAGCGGCCCGAAACTCCTCGAGCTCCTCGCTCGAGCGCTGGTGCCGGGTCTCGAGCTTCCGATAGAGCCCGGCACGCGCGTCGCCGAGCACGCGGAACGAGCGAGCCTCGATGGCGTTGCCGCCCCGGTTCTCGCCCTTCTCGTTCCCCGTGGAACGCTTGCCCTCGCCCTCCTTCGGCGGGACCGGGGGCTTGCGGCTGCGCTCGTTCTCGAGCTTCTCGACGAATTTGTCGACGGCGCTCATCGCACCGCGGGTCGCGTCCTCGCGAATCCCTTCGATCAGGGTCCCGAGCTTGGAGACGGTCGTCTCGAGGCTCGCCAGGCGGTCGTCAGAGTCGTCGTCGTCGCGCTGAAAGCGCACGCCCGGCACGCCGGCCGGAATCAGATATCGCTCATCCATTGTAGTTTTTCCCCGTCACTCGCAGGAACATATCCGCGAGCGCGTCGTCGAGGTCGGTCGTCGGCTGCCTGGCGTCGGCGATTTGCCGGGCCAGCGCCTCGAGCCGGGCCTCGAGATCGGCGAGCGGGTCGACGGGGATCGGATCGCTCGCGGCTTCACGTGCCGCGGCTTCCCCTGCGAGTCGCTCCTCGAGGTCCGCTACCTGACCCTCGAGGGCTTCGATAATCGCTGCCTCGCGGCTCCTGGGAGCGGCGTCGAGGCGTTCCACCAGAGAATGCCATAGCTGCCGGGAGAGGGCATTCTCGGCGCCCTGCTCGCGGCCGATCAGCGCCTCTCGGTCGGCCGGAATGCCGACGATGCTCTGCTCGATGGCTCGGCTCTTCTCGAAATAGATCCCCCAGCGCTTGCGGAGGTCCGGCTCTCCGGCCTTCACGTAGGCGGGGTGCTCTCGGGGGAGGTCGCGCCGGTCGACCGTCTTGAGGGCATCCCAGGAGAGCGAGACGCCGCGCACGTCGCCGGCCGAGATGGCGTCGACGAGATCGCGGCGCGCCGCTGCGGCCTCGCCGTCGCCGGTGAGCCGAATCTGCCCGGTGCCGCGCATGACGGGCACGCCGCCGATCGTGTCGCGCCGCGCGTTGCGGACGAGCCCGATATTCGAGAGCACGCTGCGAGAGTGGTCGACCTGTAGCGGGAGCTCGCTCGGGACCTCGAGCCCCTTGATTGAGATGATATGGCCATCCGCGGCCTCGCCTTCGGTCGCGAGCACCATATCGAATTCGCCGGTCTTGGTATCGATCCGGGCATCGATGGCCGCCTGGCGCGCGTGCGCGGGCGGCGCGCTCCGGTTGAATCGTCGTCGCATCTCAAACCCCCTCGAGCACCGGCGTCGTGAAACATCGGCAGTTGATCGAATTGTGAGCCGAGAGCCGGCCCCCGTCGGTGCCGACGCGCGGACCCTGCGCCGGCTCCCCGTCGCCCAGGATGAACGGCTCATCGACCCTCACGGTCTGCCCGTCGATCTCGTGAGAGTCGCGCACGCGATCGTCGAGCGCCGTATTCCAGCGCTTGAGCGTGACGACCTTCGATTCCCGGTAGCCCGCGAGCTGGCCTTTGGTGATCGCGTGGCCGACCTCCGTGCGGGCGATCGTGCGCGCCCGGCTTTTGCTGGCGGCGTTGAACGTGCGGCGCACCCGCTTCGCGAGATCCTCGAAACTTTCGCCGGCTTCGACGCCCTTGGCGAGCGTGCTGCGTAGGTTTCGCTTCGTGGTGGCGTTCGCGAAGGTCACGAGCTCGGCGCCCTGCTCGCGGATCTCCTTGACGGCGATCTCATCGAACGAGAGGGAGGGCCGTTGCTCGAGCGCAGCGAGCACGTTCTCCCCTGATTTCTGGTAGACCTCTACCGTGATCGGGGTAACGAGCACGTCGAAAAGCCTCGAGAAGTCGGCGAGCTCGAATAGCTCGTCGATCCAATCGGCCCGCTCGTGAGACCGCTCGGACAGGGGCGAGTCTTTCATCGCGTCGAGCGTGAGCGCTTTCTGTGCAGCGAAAACCCTCCGCAGGCGGGAGATCATCTTCGGAACGAACGTGGTCTCTGCCTGGATCATCCGGGCCCACGTGGCCTCGCTCGTGAAGCGGGCCGCTATGCGAGGCGACACGACGCGCTGTCGCGGTTCGGTATCCTCCTGCGTTGACGGCGGCTCCGGCTCTGCCTCTCCCCCCGGATCGGTGCCAAATGGGTCGGGGTCGTCGTCATCGTCGAAGGCCTCCGGCTCATAGGGTTGATCGCCAAACGTGCCGATGGGCACCTCGCCCCAATCGACGGGATCGAGCCCGCGGTCGGCGCGGACCTGATTGACGGTTCGCACCTTGAGCTCGAGATCCTGGCGCTCTTCGGAGAGCCGAAGCTCTTCGTCTTCGTCGACGAAATCCTCGAAACAGACTCGCCAGTCGTTCCCGAATTCAGGCACGACGAGCTGGTGCGTCAGCGCGTCGGCGATCAGCCCGGCCTGCGGCGTGATCGTGTGGCGATCGAAGACGAGCCGATTCGTGTCGGCCGCGGCGCGGTTCGCGTCGACAACATCGCCGAGGATCGAGCGAGGGACGCCGTTCGCCATGAGCAGCCCGTCCCGCAGATAGGAGAGCAGAGCCACGCTATCGGTCACGCCGCCGCCCCCGGTGAGCTCCTGCACGTCCCAATCGGTGGGGATGAACGCCGGGACGCCGTTGTTCTCGCCGCCGCGTTTGTTGAATCGATTTTGCCAGTCGGCCGCGAAGGCGGCTTTCTGCTTGGCGTCGGGCGTGACCGCGCCCTCGCCGCCCTTCAGCACGACCTTAGGCGAGGCGTCGTGCTGGTAGTGCGAGCGCATCGTCTGACTCGCAAACGTCGAGGAGTCGAAATCGACCGCTTGCGGCCCGACGATGCCGACGCCCTGGAATGGATCAGCGGGGTCGGGATCGTAGATCCAGACGACCTCCTCGAGCGAGTACCGAATCTCGCCCGTCTCGCTGTGAAACACGAAGCCAGAGACCGGCGAATCGTTATCGCTGAGCTTCTCGACGAGCTGGGGGCCCAGCGGCCAGAGCTCGCGGGTCGCGCCGACGCCGTTTGTCACGATGAGCCAGAAACACTCGCCGCTTTGCGTGAGCCAGTAGCTCGCGAGCTTGAGCATTTGCCGGCGCGATAGCAGCGGGTTCGGTCGCTCGAGCACGCTGAGAAACGGATGCAGGAGATCGTCGACCCACCGCGGTTCGCCCTCGACGATCTCGCGCCGCTGCATTCGAAACTCGAGATCGGAGAGCCTGCTCGAGATCGCCCTCGAGGCGGTGGCCTGCGTCGACCGGAATCCTTCGGTGAGGAGCCTCGAGGTCGTCGGCTGCTGGCCCGTCGAGACGATGCCCTGGCGGATGCCGCCCTGCCGATAGATCGGCTCGGTGAGCGCGCGGAGCTCGGGCGCCTGGTGCTCGACCGGGTTGCGGACCGGGGGGTGCGCCTTGATCGCGAGCCAGTCGAGGAGCCCCATCTATCGGGCGCCGATGTTGCCGCGCTCGAGCGCGAAGCCGCGGAGTAGCTTCCCCGGAATCACGTGCCTGAGCTCTCGTCCGTTCTGAATCTGCATCGCGTAGTGTCCCGGCTGCGCTTGCGTCGCGCACTCTCTCGCCGCATGACAAACACCTGTCGGCATCGTCACGGTCGGCGAGCCGCAGTCGTCGTGGCGGTGCGAGCATTGGGTCCCCGTCCCGCCGAGGTCTGCATAGGAGGCATCGGTGCCGATCTCCCAGAGATCCGAATCGTAAGCCGCTCGAGCGAGTGCGAGCGTCGCGTAGGTGACATCGTTGATCTCGAACGTCGTCGCGTTGTCGTCCTCGTCGATGACGCCCTGGAATTCAGAGAAGAAAGACCCCACGTACGTCGCCGATTCGTTTTGATCGATGATATCTCCCGAAATGTCGTCTGCGAGGCAATCGAAGCAACGCCAGTCGACCACGTTCGCAGCCGGTAGAGCGCCGTTGAGGTGTTGCACGAACCCGCTCATATCCGTCGCGTCAGCAGCGAACCCCGCGACAGTGATCTGGTGGCCCACAAAACGAATCGTCTCGCGGTCCGTGCTGCCCGACGCGCGCACGAAAAAGCCTCTCGATGACGTGCCTTCGGATTGGCATAGCACCCGAGCCGCGCGCACGTCGATATCGTCCGGCGTCGAGCCGCTCGCCGCAGGGTTTAGTTCGAAGCAATCCGCGTTATTCGTGCCGCTTGCGAGCTCCGCTCCGATGACAAAAGCAGAGCCGCTAGAGCCTGCTCCGGGGTTTATGATGTCGTCGCTTGCGTTCGGATTTAGATGCTGGAAAAGCCCGCGAGAGATAATCCCGATGTGGACCTGCGAGCCCGTGCCGTTCGCAATCAGCGGGTTCGCGCCGGTGCCCGATCCAGAGTTTGAGAAGACCGTGCGATCTCCGAGAATCCACGTCGCCGAGCTTTCGTGCCCGGTCGCGCAATTATCCGAGCCGTTCCCGACGAGACCGTCGCAAACCCCGTTGAGCACCACGAGCTCACATTGTTCGCCAGAGTAGAAAACGTCGTTCGATGCCTGGTTTTCGACGCTCACGTTTTGGAGCGCAAGTGACGCGCCGGCGGTCGTGGCGACGCATCCGATCGCGCGCTCGGACGAGCCCGTTGCGTCGATGACCAGAGGAATGGAAGCGTCGATTGGCGAAATCAGCGCGCAAAAACCGAGAGATCCATCGCAGGTTGGCGTTAGGCTCGGCATAAGCCCCTGGCAATTTCCCGCGCCGTTGTCGACCCAATCCCCATCCCCCGAATCGAAATAGATCCGAGCGCCCGGAACGCCGTCGACGATCTCGGCGACACGAGAGCACGTGAGAATCGGAGCCGCCCAGCTCCCGGGGTTCGTGTCGTTGCCGACGGTCGGGATCAGCCCGCCGGTCGTCTGAGACACGTAGAAAACTTTCGCGCCGCCCTGATAGGAGAGCGACGCAGCAGGGAATTCTTTCAGCCCGTAGATGTACTCGAGCGTCTCTTCGGTGCCGACCTCGCCGAGCATCCCGTAGGCGTCGGACGGGTTCGTGAAGGCGTCTCCGGCGAAGCTCCCCGAAAGCAGCCCGCCCGATTCGGGCGTGGCCTGGAATTCGCCGACGATCGACACCTCGAGCGCGGACGATCCCGCCCCCGAGATCGAGACCATGACGGTGCTCGTATTCGATCCACCGCCCGCCGCGCCGTCCCTGCGTTCTTTGACGCAGAGATTTCGAATCGTGAGCCTCGAGCCGGATGAGACGCCGGACGGTGCGGTGATCTTCACGACCTCGACCGCGCTGCCAGCATTCGCAGGCTCTCCGGCGCTCGGGAACGTCGCCCGGTGATCCCAAATGAGACACGACGCAGGCGCGAAATCGAGTGTCACGTCGAGCACCCGACCCGTCGGGAGCGTCGCTGCGAAGATCCCGGCGGTGATCGGGGCCGTTCCGGTCGTGCTGGCCACGGCCTGGCCGACGATCTCACACGAGGTCGGACCGCCTGCGGCCGAATTCTCGAGGCACGAACGAAACGAGCTCGGGTCGGCCACCTCGAGCCCTTGAGCCGGCTGCACGGTCCCCAGCACGAGAAATGAGAGCGCCGCGAGAATCAGCCCTCCGACGGATAGAGATCGTCCCACGTTGCCCCCTTCGGAACGCCTAGGACGCCGTGAGCGCCCGAGACCGAATCCACTTGATCGTCGTGGGAGCCGCCGGGAAAGTGCTCGAGCTCGCGGAGCCACTCCTCGAGCCAAGCACGCCGGAGAGCCCCCACTCTCCCCTGCTCCGATGCGCTCGCGAACGGTCCGAAGCGCACCGGCTTTGCCCCTGTGGGCCTGTGAAATCGTACGGTAAAACCCTCGAATTCGCGCCCTAGCGCACGCGCGGCGATTTTCCCACTCGATCCGCCCTCCTGCTCGATGTGCTGCTCGACCTCGGGGCCGTCCGATTTCATCACCGAGAGCATCCACGCCTCGAGCTTTCCGGGGCTCTTCTGTGCCCTCTGCACGTCCTCGACCAGATAGTCTACGT